GTATTGTTGCCTACGGTCAAACGGAAGAACCGGTTGTGCGTGCCCGTCCCCTGCGCCACCCACACTGTAGCAGTTTGCGTGGTGTTAGTGACAGACGCCCCGTTAAAAGAGACACTGTGCGTGGAGTTTGCAGTGGTTTCAGTAAACGCCGCCCCTATCGTCTTCGCCGACGTACCGGTAGCATCCAGCGCAGTGGTTGTTTGAGAACCGCCCGTGTTAGTTTGGCTGAAAGACGAAAGAACGGAGTTGCTAACTACGTCCGCGGTCAGCTTCGTCTGCACAATGTTCTTGCCAGACGTACGCGACAAGCCCGCGCAGTTGACAGTAGAGTTGTCAAGACAACGTAGGCCGAAGTCTGCGTTCGCCGACGTAGGCTGGATTTCAAGAATCGCCGTTGACGTACGTGGTATTTCTGCTCCGGTCGAACCGATGCTCAGCGTTCCAAACTCGTAGACGTTCACATCCCCGTTGACCTTGAGGTAGTAGTTCGTGCTCGCAGCCGTTCCATACGTCAGCGTGCCGTACGTACCAATCTGAATACCGCCACCCGCCACCGTCGTCGAGTTCACCGACCCGCTACCGAACGCCGTGGTGGTCGTGTTGTTCATCGTCACAGAGAGGGCATTGTGCGTGCCCGCCCCTGTAAGTTCACCAGTGACGTAGAGATCGTCGGCCGCACCGGGCGACCCCGCGGTCGTAGTGCGCAGGGCGTACGTAAGGTTTGAAGCGCCGGCGGCGTTATTGTTGTAGATGACGCCGTTCGTGCTGCCCGTCGTGGTGATCACGATCGTCCAGTTCGCGGTGCCGTCGCCCGTAGCCGTCGAGCCGAGCTTGAATAGCGTCGGTCCCCAGGTCGTGTCGCCGTTCTGGGGCAGGTCGGTTTTGTTAACCGTTACCGATCCCTGCGACACACCGCTTTTCTGCAGGTCGACTTTGAACGTACCTACCGAGCCAGTACCACCCTGCTTCACCCACAGCAGCACGCCGTCGATAACGGCGCCGTTGGTGATTGTGATCGCCGCCGAAGTTTGAGAGGCCGCGGCGCCAAGTGTGGTGTTCGTGTTTCGGACAAGGTTCTTCGCGTCCGTCGTTGCCCAGGTGGACGCGCCGGTGAAGTTGTTGCCGTTGGTGTTAAGAATAAAGGTAGCCATTACGGCCTCGTGTATCTGAGCGTCAACGACGCGCGTTGAACGCTCGTCACGCTGTCAACGTTGAAGGCCAGAATATCGCCGGCGGTGATAGCCGTCGTCCAGGATGCCAGCGTCGAGTCAGTCGACTTGGTCGCTGAGGTAATCGTAGGCGGCGTCGACGAGGTGATCTTGTCAGCCGCGACGGGGTGTGTCGCGCCAGCGTCGAACTGCGCGTACGTGCACTTCCACACGTTGACAACGATGCTGCCCGATTGATCCGCGAGCAAGTCGTTCTCCGTCAGCGTGCACGAGAACGGCACCGTGACCCAGCCCTTCACGCCGGTCGTTATGACCTGGCCTTCGCCATCGATGATCGCGGTGATCGCGCCCGAGTTAGGCCCGGTGTTCCCCGTCACGCCCGTGGCGCCCGTGGGGCCCGTAGGTCCCGTGGGACCCGTCGCACCCGTGTTTGTCGCGGAACCCGGCGCTCCCGTGGGGCCCGTGGCACCTGTGGGTCCTGTGGCGCCCGTGGCACCTGTCGGACCCGTCGGGCCGGTGTTCCCCGTCGGGCCTGTTACCGTGCTCGCGGCCCCCGTGGCGCCTGTCGGACCCGTGGGACCCGTGGCGCCCGTGTTTGTCGCGGAACCCGGCGCTCCCGTGGCGCCCGTGGGGCCCGTGTAACCTGTCGCGCCCGTGTTCGATGCGAAGCCTTGGGGGCCTGTGTTGCCCGTGAAACCCGTAGGGCCTGTGGGGCCTGTGTTGCCCGTGACGCCTGTAGCACCCGTGGGGCCCGTGGGGCCTGTGTTGCCCGTGAAACCCGTGGGCCCTGTGGGGCCCGTGCCGCCGAGCGTTCCGTTGAAACCGGTTGCACCCGTGGGACCCGTTGCCGAAAGAAGCGGGGACGGCAGGATGGCCCACCCGGTGACGTCGACGTACTCGAGCGCTTGCCCGACGAGGAGCGTTACCTTGTACAGCCGCACGGTCGGGCCGCCGCCCTGCACGTGCTGGACGGTGATGTCGATCGTAGCGGAGTTGCTGGTGTTCCAGATGGTGAGCGTGCGCACGTTGCGCTGCGTGCTCGCCGCCGGCGAAGCCACGATCGTTGTCGTCGTTGCCGATGCGATCTGCGTGTTGGTGCGGCCCGGGGTGATGACGGCCGAAGCGTCGTCGACCCAAGACGCATGAATATCGACGGGGGTGTTCTGTCCGGTGACAACCTGCAGGAGGTCGGTAGTTGATGTGAGGAGCAACATGTCAGCCCATCCCCAGGAACCAGATGAAGTCGTTCGAGCCGCCTCCACCGCCCCCGCCCCCCGTGGGGCCCGTGGGGCCGACCATAGACGACCCCGTGGGGCCGGTAGGACCCGTCGGTCCACCCGCCGGGCCCGTAGGCCCTCCTACCACGACAACGGGGAAGGCTGCAACTTTTGCGGGGATTAGGGCGCTCACGGGAGGCCGCGCCTCCTAGCGCGCTATTAACCGAGGTTCAGTTGGACTTCATGCCACTCAAGGCCGGCGATTGCTGTACCAGCACCAATCGAGGCAATGCCCGCCAGGCAGAAAGCCGCCTGCGGTGGGATGATGATACGCCCCAACACCTGCGCCTCCACACCCTGCGCAAGAACAGCGCCGCCCGCGGTCGCTGCAAGGCCGGGAGTCTGGCCGAGCAGGAACCATTGGTCGGCTACGGCGAACTGTACGTTGGCCAGAACAAGTCTAGCGTTGGAAGTAATCGTGTTGTTCGTGCGGCCGGACATTTGATGGCGCTTTATAGCGGTGTTGTCCGCGGTCGCCGGGCCAGTTGCACCCTGCGTCGCGGCCGTAGCTGGAATGATCTGCCCAAGCAGAGCAACCGGGCCAGTGGCACCCGCGGTGATCGAGGCCATCCACGCGCGGTCGACAACATAGCTCGGGCCGCCAGCGCTCTCGCCGTTGAGTAGGACAAGCTCGGCGCGGGTAGTCGGCCAGGCGTTCACGTAGGTAAACGCAGAGGCAGTCGGGATCGCAGCGCCGAAGCTCTTGCCGAGCTTCACAAGCTCTGTGCGCTCAGGGAGCGCCTGGGACACAAGCTGCTCCCCGCCATCGGCCAACATCGGCTGCACGTCCAGTTGCGACGTGGAGAAGTATGTGCGGGCGAGGCCGCGAATTTGGCCGAAAATATTGACGTCGGTCATGGACTGGTCCTCAGTTTGGGCCAAGCTAGGCCCGAAGGGTTAATAAATCATGTCTTTATCGTCCGGGCCACCAGGAGCAGGATTTTGGCGATGACCAGCTTGGCGGAGGTCAAATCGGTCACGTTGGTGTTCACCCAATTCAGGATTTGCGTCGGTGTGGCGTTCTGCAGCTTCGACACGATATCCTGTCGGTTCGCGTCCGAAACAAACGCAGCATCGAGCGCCGCAGTATTTGCATTCGCGGTGTCGATCGTTGCGGCCGTCGCCACAGGGTCGAACGTCTGCAGCACATTATTGCCGGCGGTTATCTGCGCCGCGGTTGCAGTCGCAGGAGGGCGCAACACCCACGTAGTCTTGTCGCTCAAGACGCCGATCGTATAGTCCGCTCCGGGACAAGCGGCCTGAATCTGAGAATTGAGCGCCGCGGAAATCTCAATCGTAGAAGCCATGTCACATATCCACTAGTAGGGTGGTGAAGATAGATTGGGTAACGACACTACTCCAACCACTTCCATATACGGTTACGGTGGCGCCCGCTGAGACACCTCCAAGCTCAAGATAATCTATCTGGTTACATCCTAGCAACGGGGCGAAGTTTGCCATAGTGAAAGGCGTACAAGTACCACTCCACTGGTCAGCAGCGCCTTGGCCAAACCACTCGATACCAACAGATTCTTTGCTTTCACCGGAAGACCAATTTGCTTTGATGGCAGTATAATATACACCAGTGGCACCGACAGACGCGCCTAGGTTGATGAAACCAGCGGCAGTTGCAGAAGCGCGAACTACCGATTCTTTTAACCCATCTACGTATTGAATAGAATTCGCGCTGCTATTGTTTATCCGTTGCCATACACCCGAGGAAAGAGCGTATGAACTAACGTTGTCCTTATTCACCGACTTCATCGGAACGCGGTTGTAAGCGTTGTACAAATGCAGCACACAAGAAGTCCCACCGCTTGCTGCAGTAGGATTAAACAACATGCTGACTTGCCCGTTCCCCGTGGCAAACGCGGTTCCTATGTACAGCGCCTGGTTGGCCAAAATAGTATTGCTACCTGAAGCGCTCCAACGCAAAGTGATGGCGTTTTTATTCATCCAACGGCCATTCACCCGCTGCAATTCAGTCGAGCCAGCACCAGAACCGCGGAACGCAGAACCAACAGTGTTGTTACCGTTGAGCAGACCTTGAGACCAATCGGGACCATATCCGATGCGATCTGTGCCATCATTAAAATAGAAGACATCGTAATGCTTGCTGGCAACAAAGTTGGTTGCGTCAAGATCAATTCTAAGTTCGCCGGGGGTTCGCGTAGTCCATACGTTTCCATCGAAATAGGGGGTTTGATCGTGAATCCACGGCGTCCAAAAAATGGTACTAAAAAGCGAAATGTCATTGACCAAAACCGGAGTACCGGTGACCAGCGTTAAACGATATCCAGGAGTTGCCACGCCACCCAAGCCAATAGGACCAGTCGGCCCCACTACAGCATCTATTGCGTCTGCAAGTTTGATCGTGAACTCGTCGCTGTCGAGCAGAAGCCCCATGCTGTCCTGTGCGAACAGCATCTCAAGTGTGTCGACAGAAACCTGAGGGCCTTGTATACCAGTGTAGCCCGTGTAGCCCGTCGGTCCCGTCAGCGTGCCCGCAGCGCCCGTTGCGCCGGTTGGACCCGTCACCTGACTGTCTGCCCCCGATGCGCCTGTAGGCCCCGTGCTGCCCTGTGCGCCGGCGCCGCCCTGCGCACCCGTAGCGCCCGTAGGACCGGTTACCGTTGATGCAGCACCTTGTGCACCCGTGGAGCCCGTTGGTCCCGTCGCGCCCGCGGCGCCACCAGCGCCTTGTGCACCCGTTGCGCCCGTGGAGCCCGTTGGTCCCGTCGCGCCCGCACCGCCCGCGGTGCCCTGTGCACCCGTAGCGCCCGTAGGACCGGTTACCGTTGATGCAGCACCTTGTGCACCCGTAGCGCCTGTCGCGCCCGTGGGGCCCGTAGCGCCAGCGCCGCCCGCAGTGCCTTGCGCGCCCGTCGCTCCTGTTGAGCCCGTAGGACCCGTCGCACCCTGCGTGCCCGCGCCGCCCTGCGCACCCGTTGCACCCGTCGCGCCCGTCGGTCCAGTGTTTCCTTGGATGCCCTGAGAGCCTTGCGCACCTGTCGCCCCCGTCGGGCCCGTGGGACCCGTAGCGCCCGTGGGGCCTGTGGAGCCCGTGCCACCCGTGCCAGCAGGGCCTGTGGGGCCTGTGCCACCCGTGCCGGCGGGGCCAGTAACGCCGCCTACAACGACGACCGGAAACGCCGCGACGGGAGCGGTGGGGACATATTGAAAAGCCACACTTTAGCTCCTCACCACGTTTCTTGGACCGTCAAATTGACATCGCGAATAGAGACACACCCTGTCGCGCCACCCGGATACGCGATCGATACGTCATACCAAGTGTTGGCGAAGATAGGCAGACCCGTGATGCGGGTGTTTATCACGAACGTGCTCCACGCGCCACCCGTGGGTCCAAAAAGCCGCTGCGTGCGACCGGCCACGGTGCCCGTAATATTCGCTTGCGCTGCAGGGGCGGTGCCTTGACTGTAGCGAAGCGAAATGTTCGTGCCCACACCCAGAGTCTCGTTAATGAGCCCGGCGATTATCACTTGCACGTTTGCGCTGACTGTCGGCGAGTAAACTAGAGTGCTGCCCAACCCCATCATCTTTTCGATGGTGCCCGTCATGCCGCCCGTGGGGCCGGTGTACATGACACTACCAGCAGGCGAAAGGCCGCCCGTCGGGCCGACCGGACCCGTTTGACCGGTGGGACCCGTCAAGGAAGAGCCGGGAGGACCAGTGTAACCGGTCGCACCGGTGACACCCGTTGCACTGTTTCCAGTCGGGCCCGTAACGGATGGCCCGGTAGCTCCGGTCGGACCCGTTGGACCCGTGAACGCTCCCGCACCGGTCGCTCCGGTGTTTCCGGTAGGACCAGTGGGACCACCGCTGGGGCCCGTGGGGCCCACTACGACCGTGATAGGTGCGGCGGTGATTGGAGCGGGAGTTGTGCCGACGATTGCCATAGTTCACCTTACGGGTAAGTTGGGCCCTGCCCGACGCACACATCGCCGTGCATCAATTGCGTTCGCTGATGTGGGGTCGTGATCGGGTCATCCATGATAAACGTGTAGACGTACTCCCCGGGCGGCAGGTTCGCGCGGATGTCGGTGATCGCCACGTTGAACTGGATCACCCGTTGCACCGGATCAACCGTGACGACACGCCCGTTAGCCGTTGACAACTGCAGAAGTGGATTCGCGTCGAAGCGGTTAGTTTTCACGTCCATGAGAAACGTTGCACCCGTGGGGAAATTCCACGTCGTGCCGTCACTCAACAGGCCGAATTGAATGGCGTCGTTCCACGTTGCGTCGTTGCTGATCTTGAAATCAACACGAGCGCTCGTTGCGTTTGCGCAGCTATGGCAATCCATATTACCACGGGCTCCCTGTCACGGACACGCCACCGCGCTGATTGCGCGTGCGCCATTGCTGTGGGTACCACCAAGCCTGGCCGCCCACAAGATTCTGCTTCGCGGTGTCGGCGCGGCAGCGTGCCTCGCCATCGCGGAAGCGCTGATAGTGCTGCACCCCTAGCTGCGGGTCTGACCACGACTTTTTGGGGTGCAGCATGGCCCTGCCCACAAGGCCATCGAGGATATAGTGCCCCCAATCTTGGAGCACGCTCGTCGGGAAACATGCAATGCCGCGGTTGGTGAACGGCTCCGTCACGTTCTTCACAACACGCGCGGTCATTGTTTGGCCGCTCTGCCCGGGCTGAAGGTTGTACGGAGCGCGGAAGGACACGATGCCACGGACGGGCATCGACGCCGGCTGCGGCACAAGGTTCTTATCGATCACGTACAACAGCCGCGTGATGCGCCCTTCGGTCGGGACAATCGGATAGTCGGTGGTATTCGGAACGATGAGAAAGTTGATGCTCTCTTGCCACGAGTTCGTCTCGTCGAACCAGATGCGCATCACGTCGTAAAGCTCCGCCCGCAGCGCCGCCTGCGAGATACCCGGCAGGCGAACTTCTGCTTGGTTGAGTAGCTGCCATACGTCGGCGCGGAGGCGGCCGTCGTCGCGATGATCACTCATCAGGCTCTCCCGGGTCCGGGACTACCGGACATTCGCGGCATGTTACCACCCATCATGACCGCATCGAAGAACGCCCAGAAAGACGTCGCCTTGTCGTCGGTGTAGTCTTCCTGGTCGCGCATGTACGCGTGCGCCACCATGCCATAGAGGATGCCAAGCCGGAACTGGGGTTCGATGTCGACATAGGTCGCATCGTTGGCAGTGAACGCCTGAGCTTGCCCGTTGTATTTGTGGTTGTAGACGAACAGGTCCGAGCGGATGCGCCGCGCCTCGAGCAGCGTCAGGTTGAGCGCCGTCAACAGTGAGGGGTCGTCGTAGCGAAACGGCGGCGTGAGGTCCTGCAAGAGGGTGCGCGACGCGGAGACGTAGTCCGACACGAGGTTCAGCGTCGGTTGGTCGTCTGCGTCGAAGTCGCCGTAGAAAGAGGCCGATGTGGTCATTCGTGGGCTCCGGGTCGATCGGAACATAGCCCCCGATGGTTAGCCTTTTATTAACAAAAAGAGGGGGGCCACCGGCCCCCCTCAACGCTCGGGAACAGCCCCAATTATGAGTTGGGGGTAACTTGGGCTTGCGCCAGCGCGGTGCAAGTGCCCGCAGTGGACTGGTTGACAACCTGGTAGCCGTAGACCTGCAGGCCGCGCAGGATTTGACCGAAGGTCAACTCAGACCGGAGGGTCTCGACCTTGGAAATCTGCGAGGCGAAGGTCAACCCGTGCGCGTGGCCAGCGAAGATCGGCCATTCACCTGAGTTGAAGTTCGACGGCGCCGAAGTGTTATTCGGCAGGAGGTTGGAGATGTAGATCGTGAAGCGGTCGACCATGCCGAGACGCCCGTTACGGAGCATCGACACGCTGTCGCCAGACAGGTAGGCCTGGCGGAGTTCCGACTGCTTAACCATGCGGCCGGCCCAAGCCGGCATCACGATCCAGCGACCCTCTTCGGGGATGTTCTGCTCGTCCAGCACCTGGCCGAGACGCATCAGAACGTCGAGAAGCTCGACGTCAGAGGCGCCCGGGTTACGACCGACGACGGAGAGGGCAGCGCCCTTTACGCCGAGGTTGACAGTGCCGGTGATGGTGCCAGCAGTCGTACCGCGGTTCGCCGAAGACATCTGGCCAACGATGCCGGCCAGAACGTCTTGGTCGATCGCGATCTTAAGCTGCTGAGCGGCGTCGTCCGACCACATCGACAGGACGTTCAGATCGCTCTGAATTTCCATGACATCGTCGAGGATGGTCGAGAAGTACTTGCCGTTGCCGATGTAGAGTTCGAAGTTCGAACCGCGAGGCCGGTCGAGGTTCAGCAAGCCGTCCGCGAGGTAGTCGCGGATCGTGATGGTCGGCTTGGTCCTGATCTTGACGCGATCGCCGTGGTTCTTGATTTCGCCTTCGTAATCGGTGTTGGAAATGGCGGCCAACACGGTGGAAGCGTAGAACTTTTCCACCAGCTTGGTCGACCAAATCTCGGGGATAAACCCGTCCGTCTGCATGAAGTTGGCGGACGAGCCGACCGGGGTAATAGGCGGCGTAGTGCCGCTAGTAGCCTGGCCGAAACCTGCACTCGGGATAGGCATGGGAGTGTGTCCCTATGTCTGCGGGACCCACTCCAATCGTGTCTGGTAGTTGAGCCCCTGGGTTAACCGTTGATGATCCGGCCCTCTTGAATGGCGGCGTGCATGTCACGATCGAGCGCAGCAGCCTGCTCGGCTGTGTACCGTCCCGCGAGCTTGTCGCGCCGTACCTTTTCGAAGTCGGATCGCTTGTAGATCGGCTTTGAAGGCGGCGTGTACTGGTCGGTACCAGTCGCCGGCTTGCCACTACCAGGGGACGCCAGAGTCCGTAGGTCCACCGCTGGGGTCCGCGGCGCCGGTGTCGGCGGCGCAGTCTTTCCGGTGTCGTCTCTTTGTCCCGTGGCTTTCTCCTCAGAGAGGAAGCCCTTGAAGAACGCTGCTACCCGCTGTGCGTCTGCAGAGCGTACCGCGGCGTCCAACAGTTCCTTGTTAGTCTGACCTGAGTAAATATTTGGTTGCCGCAGCCATTGGAGGAACCGCGGGTCCTTGTTGACCTCCCGCCAAGTGGGGACTTCCCGGGTCAAGTCGGCGTTCATGATCGCGCGGCGAGACCTGCTAAGTTCTTGATTCAACTGCTTATTTTGGTCTACCAGGGTCCTCAGTTGCGGCTCCAAAGCCTCCTGCGCAGCGCGCTTGACGAAGTCGATGGTGTCCTCCCCGTGGCGCTCGATATCCTCCTCGCGAACCAACTTCATCGGGGGGGTGGGGGGTGCGACATGTTGTCGCTGGCTGACCTGAGAAAGCAGCGCGCTCGACTTGACGACCTCATCACTTAATTGTGATAGCCGGTTGTGAAGTTCGAGGATTTCCTTGTCCTTCTGCGCAACGGCGGCGTTGAACTTCTTGGTCTCCGCTCCGAGGCGCCCGCGCATGGCGTTGTAGCGGTTCGCCCACGGGTCGGCCTGGATTTGCTCCTTGGTCGGGGCCTCATCGGGCTCCGCAGGGGGGTCTACGGGCTCTGGGGACGCCGGCGGATCGCTGCTGGCGACGACCGGGGGGTCGGCGGCGGGCGGCGGCTCTGGGGGCGCTGCCGACGGCTGCGGAGGGGGCGCGTCGCTCACTTCCATCTTCACAGGGGGCACAATAGGCGCGGCGGCCGGCGGCGCGGCCACGTTGGCCTTCTGCGACTCGTAGTAGCGCTCTATGGCTGCGGAAGCGTTCTTGACTGCGGAGGGAAGCTTGACGTCAGGGTCTACACGGCCCGCGGGGACCTCTCGAAAATCAACCATCGATCTCTCCTATCGTGCGAGGCGCGGGGGCGCGCGTTGCAGGATCAATCGATAGGCTTAGTCTCTGCATCTTTCAGGAAGGTTAAAACCTGCTCGATCGCTTGCATTTGCCCTTGAAAGCCTTCCAGTTGGTTCGCCGCGAGACCCGTGACCAACGCGAGCTTTCCGCCGGCCCAAGCGTTCAAAGCGTCCTGAACGTCTCGGTACTCCTGGGGAGCCCGATTACGCAGAATATGTAGCTTTTTCCGTAGGTTAACAGCAGAGGGGTCTGCCATATCATCACAAAATGTAGTCGGGCCCGTCCATTTGGGGGGAGGTTCCAGGGCTCGGCCCGGTCTCGTCGATGCTCGGGGTGGCCTTCGCGTACTGGTTCATGTTGCGATCGGCAGGGTCGCCGCCGGTGATTTGGTTCAGCGCGTGCCGACTGGGGAGCTTCTGTTGGATGGAGCCCTTGCCCACGTGCCGCGTCACCTTCGCCTTGGGGTTAGCGTGCAGGTTCTTCGAGCCTTTTCCACTAAAACTGGCCACGAAAGCCTCCATAACCAATCCCAGAACCGCGGGTCGCCCCGAAGTCCGGGCTACCAGACATGGGCGTCCCACCCTTGCCGTACTCCCGCGTCGACGTCGCCTTGAGCCGCGGAGCCGCATTGACCGCCTTCGCCGGGTCTAGCGGCTTGGGGGCCTTCGGAAGCGGCGGGGTCTTGAGACCCCCGGCCATTAGCGTGCGCCCGTCTGGCCGGCCTTGGCCGGGTAGCTCGGGGCATAGCCGAACATCTTGTTCGATCCGCCCGAAGCGAACTTGTCGCCGCCACCAGCGCCCGCGGTCGACTTACCCGTGATGCCTTCCTGCTTCTCGTTGGCCGCCATATGTCCGAACATCGGAGTGTCGCCGCCCTTCGCAAAGGTGACGTCTTTCTCGTTCTCGGACTTGTAGGGGGCCATCGCCTTGCCGTGCCCGCCGGCCTTCACTGCTTGCTTAGCCATGGGAAATCCTCTCTAGCTGAGTGTCGCGAAAATAGGGCCAGACCCCTAAGAAACCGTTAATGCGTCAAACATCGACGCACCCCACCACGACTGGTACCAGTGAAAGGGAATATGGCCCTGGCGTTCGACCCGTGCCAACGTGTTGCTTTCAATCGTGACTTTCTTCGTTTCCTCGATCGTCCGCATTGCATCCAACTGCATTAGTGCGGCAAGCGGAAGAACGTACCTGCGTGGCACGATCACAAGGGAGCCACAAAATCGATCCCATGACTGTGTCGGCTCTGGCTCATCCGCGCTCTCGCGAATACCGGGGGCCGTTATTTTTGTAACCTCCATCTCCTGAAGACGCTCAACGAAGCGCGTCACCACTTCTGGAGACATGTTCTCCTGCTTGAGTACGCCGTAATCCATCCACACGAACACATCCGACGCTTGATCCTCGTCCATAGCCCTGAAAAGCCAGCTATACTTTTCGTGCATTACAAAGTTGGACATCAGCTTCGTGATAAAGCGGTCACCGCCAAAGCGTTGAGTATCAGGATCGGGGTCCGAGCAAACTACGTCATCCCGCCAAGGCGTCTGCGCGAGCCAGCGGAACAGCCACGTATCAAGAACAGAGGCCGGCCCGTCGAAGAACGTCGAGCGACAGGGGAGCGCGTCGCGCAGAGCTTTTCCTAGCTCGCGAAACTTCTCCTCCGAAACATTTATTACGTCGGGGACCGGGATGTAGCCTGATACGACATTGATCTTCATGTGCGCTTCTCCAACCATTCGGGGTGATCTTCGTACCACCTGACCGTCTCTTGCATGCTATCCTCAAAGGACACGGGAGACGACCAGCCGAGAGCCCGCAGCTTGGCGCCGTCGAGCCCGTAGTGCAAGTCATGCCCGGGGCGCGAAACAGTAGGCGGCTCGAAGTGGTACTTCGCCGGCTTGCCAATCCATCCAGAGATAAGCTCAACGAGTTCGTCGTTCCTAACTTGCCGGTCGCCAACAATGTTAAAGCGGTCGGGACGATCAGTCTGCCCGTTGACGTGGATGTGCGGCTTCACATTCTTCAGCAAGAACACGAACGCGTCGGCGCTGTTGCGTGAGTGAATGTACACACGGCTCCCCACCGTCTGTTCAGTGCCGTGGATGGTGATCTCTTCTCCCAGGCGCGTCTTCCGCTGCACGATGGCGGGAAACTTGGCGGCCGACTGCATCTCACCGAAGTTGTTCATCAGGTTGACGATGATGAGCGGAACGTTGTACGCGCGCCAGTAGGAAATGGCGATAGCTTCCTGCGCCGCCTTGGACGCGGAATAGGGGTTGCTCGGCAGGATCGGGTCCCACTCCTTGTGCAACGTTTTGCCGTCCGTAGGCCCGTAGACCTCGTCTGTGCTTAGCTGCAGGAAGGCCTTGCAGCCGTAGGTGCGCGCGTATTCGAGCATAGTCGTAATCAGCGCGACGTTGCCCTCGATAAAGGGCCGCGGGTTCTCGATGGAAGCGTGGACATCGCTCAAGCTAGCGACATTGATGATGTAGTCGACTGGCCCGATCTCCCGCGCCATAAGGTCAGAAATGGGGGCCTTCAAATCATGCGTTATGATCTTGAGCCGCGGAGCGGTCTCGGGGTGCGGATCGATCATCAGGCGCACGCGATCAGTAAGCCCTTTGTGACGGAAGCTATCGATGCCGACCACATCCCAATCAGTGTTGGCTAGAATGTGTCGGAGGACGTGGCAACCGATCGAGCCGCCAAGTCCAGTCAGTAAAACCCGTTTAGTTGACATTTGAAGCCCTCGGATAATTTGTGAAAAGGCTGGCGTTGTGGTCGGCCTGATACCACCAAATCGGTAAGCGAATGGCGGAGTTTTGCTCGAGCCGCTGTAGCGTGTTCACCTCCCACGACACGTTGTTGGTCTCGCGTATGTGCCGCATTGCTTCCGCTCGAAACGCCAGATCAAAATCAAGCAGATATCTCCGCGGCACGACAAAGAACCCTCCGCAGAACCGCCAGTTGACTTGGCTGTCCGGCACAAGCTTCGCTTGATCCCGCCCCCAACAGCCGGGAATGACGATCGTGTTCTCGTTTGTCGCCTTCTTAACCGCGCCGGCAATGATCTCATTCGTCACACCCGGCACGCTGTGGATGCCCATATCGACCCATGCAAACACGTCGATGCCCGGGTTTTCGTAGGCAGCGAACACGAGCCACACCGTCTTTTGGTGCTGCACGCAATGATAGTCGACCGTGTTCTTGGCCGGGTTGTCCGCGACCGACACAGTGGGTTTAAGGCCAGACCATTTCAGCCAGCGCTTCATCCAGCACGCCTCAACATCGTGCTGGTTGAAATAGATCGGCCCGTTGATCAGGTCCGAAATGGGCTGAAGCTTGTTAAACAGGTCTTGGTACTGCTTGTGCCCGCGGGGATTATTTGGAATGCGGCTGTAGCCGGTCACTAGCATCACGGACATCGAAAAGCCTCCTTACTTCTGTGAGGGGGATTTGACAGAGCCACGGCTCAACATCGCGCACGCCGTAGCTTATCCACACGGTGTCTTCGAGCACAGCGAGCCCGCAGGCAAACTCGATTTGCTTCCCGTGAAACACGAATGGGACAGACACCGCGAGGGGCGCTCCGTCATCGTTGATGAGCGCGAAACGGTGATAGTAATACCGGTTGTAGCTTTCGCCTGGAAGCGTTTGCGCTTCGTGCGTAATCGCAAGCCACACGCCCCCACCAAGCTCGCATACACAGCCGCCGCCACTTAACCGGTCGAGGTCGATGCGGATCTTTGATCTGTCGACCTGATAGATCGTGTGCCCCTTCTCGTCGAGCACTGTACCCAAGCGGTGTACCAGGCGCAGGCCGCTCTTGTGCACCCATGGCATCCAGTTCTTCTCGGCGGCGGAGACCGGGAAATCCTGTGGCTCCACGAGGTGGAGGTCCTCCATCATCAGGACACCGTTCGCCGGCACGAGCCGGGCGAGATGCTGCTGGCAGGCGCCGGGCTCATTTCGATCACGAAAATTTGATAACGACCAAAGCTCGCCCTTCCACCGGAAGAGCCGCATGTCTTCGGCCCCGACCACCAGCGGGTACTTTTTCTCGTAGGGCGGGGCGACCACTTCAAGCCATTCCTCCTTCCACCGGACGAAATTGCGGGTGTGGATCGGGTTCTCGCGGTTCACGCTGCCGTCTTCCAGGTGGCGTATTTCGTACGAGCCCCAAGGTGTAATGCGATAGTTTACACACCGCACCGAGAGATCGCCGTCTTGGCTCAGAGACGGGTTCATTCCAACCCAGTCCTTGGGGGGCTCGAAGTCGATGATGGACACCTGCGCCGAAGGGCAAAGCGTGGTCAGGTCATCGATGAACCAAAACATATTGCTCCGGGCATTGTGCCGAGCGCCAGCGCCCGCGGGGACTGAGAGTGACAGTTCGTTATTGATGCGCTTCGCGAGCGGCCGACGCCTCTCGTCGTAGTAACCGCAGATCATGTACTCTTCTTGGAAGCCCCCCTGCAGGGGATATGTGTCGACGAATAATTGATCGCTGGAGGGTTGCAGCGATAATCCGAACTCCGAGAAAAGAAGCGATGCACGATTTTTGCCAGCCTCACGGAAGTGGCGTGCAAGGCCGTAAAGAGCTTCTGCTCGGGTCGGCCGTTCGTTGAACGCATCGATCATCTCGCGATAATACGACCCCCGATCACCAAGCTCGAGATAGCACTTGGCCAGATTGATGCGAGCAACGTACTTTTCCTCGTCCCACGTGCTGTACCGAAGCGCAGCCAAATACGCCGAGATTGCATCAGCGTGTTGGCCTGCGTCTTGAAGAGACTGGCCCAGGTAATACCAATACCGCCCGTTTTCCGGCTCTTTCTGCAGTCCCTCGCGGAGAAGCTCGGCATCGCGAAGAGATTTGCCCGTTCGATTTGCGCCGTCGGTGTGGTCGAAGAAACTCGCCCCGCTGATTTGACCCGTGCAAGGGATGTCGAGGTATTCGTGCGTCACGCCCCGATACAGAGCGGCGTTGTTGCGAGACAGAACCCTGGCATTCGAGTAAACCAACGCGCCGGCTTTTTGAACCATTCCATAGCAGGCCGCGTCTTTGATCTCATCGCGCCACGCCGGGTCGGTGACCACCAACTCCATATCGGCATCGACGAGAAGAAGGTAATCCCACTCGAGGGCGCTAGCCCTAGCCACCGCGAGCGCGTCGTTACGGGCTTGCTCCCAATTTTTGAACTCTCCGATTTGAACTTCGCACGGCTTTCCGGCCGCGTCGAAGAAATTGCGGATAAGCTCAGGGGTGTTGTCGGTTGAGCCCGTGTCGAGAATGATCGCCCCGTCGACGTGGTCGACCAGGGTCTTCATGCAGCGTTCAATGCGGGTAGACTCGTTCTTGACGATGGCGTGCCACAGCAGCTTCACGGTGTGCTCCCTAGGGGTTGGGACCCCTAGGGTCTAGCATTACCCGCCAGAGATTTTCAAGCCCCCGGTGGCCCCGCCGCTATTCCACACGGCGCCCGCGATATGCGGGTCCGAAGTGGGCGGGACGAAGAACCAGTTGCCGCCAGTCTTACCCACCGGGCCTACAGGGCCCGTGTTGCCCGTGAAACCTGTCGAGCCGGTACCAGGCCCCGTAGCGCCGCGGAGAAGCGCGCCCGTGATGCCCGTCGGCCCGGTTGAGCCCGTGTTACCCGTGGGACCAGTCTTACCGGGAACGAAGGGATCGGCGGTCGGTCCAGTGATACCCGTGATGCCGGTAGCGCCAGTTACACCGGTAAACGTACCGCTCGGACCCACCGGCCCCTGCGGGCCCGTGTAGCCCGTAGGGCCCGTAGGGCTGGTTGAAGCGGGAGGACCAGCAGGGCCAGCAGGGCCAGTGTAGCCCGTGAAGCCCGTCGTTCCTGTGGCCAGGGGCCCCGGCGCACCAGAGGGGCCGACAATGTTGTTGTAGTTGATGACGTCCACCACCCGCTTGAGGATGGGGCTCAAGGTGTTTTTGTCGTACGTCTCAGGCTTCGTCCCGGGAGAGGGGATGCCCTTGGAGGTCAAGTCAGCCATTGCGGTCCCCTATTAGCCGGCGGACACCGTCAGCGTACCACCGTTGTTCCAAACCGCTCCGTTAACGTGCGGATCGGAAGACGGCGGGATGAAGACGTAGCCCGGGCCAGTATAACCGGTGACGCCGGTCGGACCCGTGGGCCCTGTGAAGCCTGTGGGGCCCGTAGCACCCGTGGGGCCGGTCGGACCAGTCGCGGCGCCGGTCGGGCCAGTGGCGCCCGTGACGCCCGGACCCGTGGGGCCAGTGTTGCCCGTTGGGCCGGTGATGCCGTTGTAGAGGCCGGTGGCGCCCTGGGCGCCCTGTGCACCCTGCGGACCCGTCTGGCCAGTGGGGCCAGTCGCGCCCGTGTTACCAGTCGAGCCCTGAGCGCCCTGAGGGCCAGCCACGCCGTTCGCGGGACCAGTCGGACCCGTGACACCCGTGTAGCCCGTGTAGCCAGTCACGCCGCCAGCAGGACCCGTGGGGCCCGTTTGACCCGTGGGGCCGCCGATATTGCCGGCGTTCACAGCGTCGACAACCTGCTTCAGGATGCGCCCGAGCGAGTTGTCGTCGTACTTCAAGCTGCTCAAAATCGCCATGACCGTCGTTCCTGTTAGGGCTAACCTATCAATCCGTCGCTCTATCTAGCCGAACTAGGTTAGCGGAGAGTTAATCACCCCGGGCCCGAATATCCCGGGATGTGGATGTACTTCAACCCCTTCACGTTGCCGCCCGCGCTCGCCTGCACCGTTTTGATGTTGCTACCAACTACCCCGGTCACCTGCATATATGTCTGCTCATGCGGACCTTTTGTGCCCGCAGAGTCGATATTGTAGGTCGGCATGTGCTTATAGCTGGTATCAGCGATGACTTTTACTGTCGGCGTCGCCATCAGTGCGGCCCTCCACTCACGGTCTGGTTAGGCTGCGCCGCGGGCTGGCGCATCGCAGAAGCGTTCTGCGGCGTGTTGTCCTTGGACATGCCCGGCTGCGGATTGCCCGGCGCGCCCTGCGGCGTGGGGCCCTGACCCTGCAGGGGTTGGGCTGGCGTGCCGATGTGTGTCGGCATGCCTTCCGGCATCATGAACTGCTGCGCGAGCACGCCCGCCTCGAGTTCCGTGACAATCCGCGTAACAGCGGCGTTCGTGCCCTTAACGATGCCATCCTGCACGGCCTTCGCGATCGGCGCCTCCTGCGCCTGCTGTTGCTGCGCCTGCTCTTTCTTCTCGAGCACTTCGTCGGGCGGGATGATCTGCTCTCCCTCAAGGCCGACTTGTGAGCTAACCGCGCGGAGAAGTGCCCCGCGGCCTTTGATGCCCATGATGCCGAGGTCGGTCGGGTTGTTCGTCTGCTGCAGAAGCTCGAGTTGGCGCTGTCGCTGCGTCTCACGCTGGATCGCGACCTGGACGCCCTTAACGACAAATTTCTCCATGCCCGAAAGCACGCCGGTCGTATCGGTCAACAGCACAAGCTCTTCAAGCGAAGCCAGAGCCTCGGTGAAAATGTCACGATCGATGTTACCCGACACCGTCTGTAGGATCTTGCTCGCGTTCCCCATCAACATCGCAAGGCCACTCGCTGTGCGCCCTGCACCACCAGCATTCTGCCCTTGTAGATATTTCGGGATAGCACTCACATCGTCTGCGAGTGTGATTATCGCCTCCATGACCTTGAGGAGGTCCGCTGAGTTGCTTTGCGGCTGGAAGAACCATATCGGCCCCTTGTCGTTGGTGGTGTTCATACCGATTGGATCGTTGCGCACACGCCAACGTTTCCACGGATAAAGCTCGTCACCATTGTCGGTCGGGGACAGCCGATTTTCGTCGATCACCACCTGCGGGCCAGAGGCGATTGACAGGTTGTTGACCAACGACCGCAGGGAGGCGTTCGCCACTTCCTGCAGGTCAGCGATGAGTTCAATCAGCGAGGCGCCGACGATCGAGCCGGGAACCTTGTCGAAGCTCGTGAAGTAGAAGGGGTGGCGTTTGCGCGGCGAGACCGCGATGTTGGCCTTGATCACATGGCCGCCGATGCAGAGGATTTCCGCGAAATAGTCCCGGAGCCCGTTGGGGTCATTCGGGGGCATCTGGACGTTGTGCTCCATGAGCAGCCGGCCCTGGCAGTTGCCCCAGTAGCCCATGACGCTGATCAGCCCCGACCGGTTCCAGGCCGGGTTTTCCTTGCTCTCAAGGACGGCACGCTCGGCGTCCGGGGTGTCCCAGTTGTCGTAGAGGCCTCCGCGCCCGTACTCATCCAGGGAGGCCATAACCTCCGCCTGGTTGTAGCCCGGCAGGTCGAGCAGGTCGTTGATCTCCGCCCGGGTGAAGCGCATTTTCTCAATGATTTCAGCGTTCTTCGGGTCAGAGACGCCCGGGGTCCAGTAGACGTCGAAAGGGCTCGGGGCGTTCCAGAAAAGCTTCGGTATCGTGTTAACGGTCGGCTGGCCGCCGCCTTGAGGCCACTCGAGTTCCTGCTCCATGCGCACCACGGGACCCTTCAAGACAACGAAGGGGAACACTGGGATCATGGTCAGTAAGTCACTGAGAGCATTATAGAAATCGCCTTCACGGAGAAGCTCGTCAATCTTGTCGGTCGACCACCGTGCCTGCTCCGTCGCCTTCTTGCGGGCGGCATCCTCGGCGCTCTCGAAAAGGGCCTGTTTCCGCTGCTCCAAATCTTCGGGCGAAGGGCCGGGTTGTCCGACGCCTTGTAGCGTTTGCGAGGCTTGCTGCCCCTCCTGCTGCACGAACTGATTGATTTTCTGATAGATTTCGTCCGGGACCTCGGGGTCTGGCGGTGGGTCGATCGCCCACGGCCTGTCACTTCCCAGATAGATATCACGCAAAAGTGATGACGCGGCGCGGCACTTTTGGGTGCTGACGCGGGCAAATACCTCAGAGCCGCCCCATTGCCGGATATTGATCAGCTTCGAGGCGGCGTACTGACCGTTGTAAGTACGGAGCCCTTCAAGGAGGCGCTCGGTCCACCCCGAGACTGTGTTCCGGTGGTTTCGAAAAATCTCGTAGCGCGCCTTCACGTAGCCGGCGAGCGTGGACATGGTCGGCTGCGGCGCCTGGTTGGCGGCAGCGCGCGCCTGCGCTTGTCGCGCTAGTTGGGCTTCGAGGGCGGCGGGGGGTACGACGCTGATAACGCCAGCTTGTCCAAGATCAGCCATGGTTCTTCCGCGGGTTGGGTCTCTAACCGGTAATCACAAATCGTTTACTACCCGTTAACGACCGGCTGTGCAATAAGGGTGCGATGCAGTTACCATCTACCAAAGTCGTGACCATCCCCGAGTTCGTGACCGCGACCTTCATCGCGCGCCTCGCGCGGGCCATCGTCATGGAATTGCAGCCGCTCGATCGCATCCTCGACGAGTTCAAGCTCACGCAAGACCAGTACGCCGTCGTCAAACTCATCCCATACTTCAAACGCGTGTGCGAGGAGTTCGCCGCCGAGTGGAACCGTATCACATCGACCCAGGATCGGCTACGCCTAATTTCGGCCGTAATGCTAGAGGAAGGGTTGCCGCGCCTGGGGTCGCAAATGGTCGACCCGAACATCGGAGCCGCAGTTGCCGTCGAAACGGGAAAGTTCTTCGCCAAGATCGCCGGCGTCGGCGACGGGCCGAAAACCAGCGAGGCGGCAGGGGGCGACCGCTTCACCATCACAATCAACATGGGCCAAGACGCGAAAGTCGAAATCGCCAAAGACGTCACTCCACGAACGGCAAAGGAAGTTGAGGAACCAACTCCGCTATCAGAACTCCCCGAAAGGTCGGCGGACGATAAGCCTTTGGAGGCGGACCCCGAAAGGGAAAGCCTGGAAATATCGAGCGAACCATTCCCCAACCGGAATGAGAGCGAAGAGGAAGTATGAAGCTTCCCCCAAACGTGTTCTGCGTGATATACTGCGTTATAGAGGAAAGGACTAACAATGAGCATGCCACAGAAGACGGACAAGGATTATCTTCGCGACGCGAATGAGATTATTCGACAGCAGGGGGCCGAAATCAAAGATTACAGGCGGTCGATCGCTCAACTGCAAAAACAAGTGGACCAGCAGGAAAACGTCCGCAAAGTCATTTTTGAAATCGCGGAGCGTGACCCACAGCCCCCCGAGTGGACCTACAAGCTCCCACATTCAGGCGGCGTTCGCGGAACTCCTATCTCCGTGTGGAGCGACTTCCATTGGGGCGAACGTTGCGTGCGCAACGCCCAAACTGGCCTCATGGACTTCAACGCGAAGATCGCCCAGCGCCGGCTCGAATATCTCACTGACCGCACGATAGACCTCTGCTTCAACCACATGGGCGACCCAAAATCCAAGTATCCTGGAATTATCATCGCCTTGGGCGGCGACATGGTCGGCGGTGACATTCACGAAGAGCTTATGGTCACCAACGACCGCACCCCCCTACAGGCGGTCCACGACCTCACCGACAATCTCGCCGCTTCGTTCGAGCGCCTGTTGGGCGTCTTCGGATACGTGTATATCCCGTGCGTTGTCGGTAACCACGGGCGCGCGCACAAAAAGCCCCCGACCAAATTCATCGCGGAGAATAACTATGACTACTCCGTCTATCTCAATCTCATTCGATATTTCAAGAAAGAACGACGAGTCCAATTCACCGCAAGTGAAGGTCCAGATTGTCATTTCCGGTCCTACCATCACCGATTCTGCCTCACACACGGCGATCGACTCGGTGTTAAGGGCGGCGATGGAATCATTGGCGCAATTGGACCGATCGTTCGCGGCGAAGTCAAAGTTGGTAAACTGAAAGCCGCCATCAACCAGGACTACGACACGTTGCTTCTCTGCCACTATCACTCCTACATGCCGCTCCCCCGTATCGTCGTAAACGGTGCACTGATGGGACCCAACGACTACAGCGTCAACCAACTCCGCATCGCTCCTACGGTCCCCACACAAGCTCTCATGTTCGTGCATCCGCGCTATGGCATCATCGCGCACAAACCGATATATCTGGAAGAGCCTCAACAACTGAAACAAACCGAGGCCCCCTGGGTATCATGGCAGACGTAAGCCTCTTCACCTACGACGCCCCGCCAACAGTCGCGAGGTTCATGCAGTCCAGCGCCTTCACCCGCATTCTCGCGGGGCCTGTAGGCTCGGGCAAAACGACCGGGTGCATCGTCGAACTCATTCGGCGGGCGTCAGAGCAGCAGCCGTGGACGGACGGCATTCGCTACACGCGCTTCGCTGTCACCCGTCAGACCTTGAAGCAGTTGATGGACACCGTTCTGCAAGACTGTCACTTGTGGCTACGGAAGATCGGCACGTGGAAAGAGTTCAGGAAGGTCTACGAAATCCGCTTTGGTGACATACACAGCGACTGGGTATTCATTCCGCTCGAAGACGCCACCGACCAGGGGCGGCTCCTCTCGATGCAGCTAACCGGAGCGTGGCTCTCGGAATGCATCGAAATGAATTACGACGTCCTGGCGCCCCTCTCAGGTCGTATCGGCCGCTACCCGGCGCCCAAGACTGGCGGCGTGCCAACGTGGTCCGGCATCATCGCGGACACGAACATGCCCTCAGAGATGACCCCGTGGCACAAGTTCATGACGGAGCCCCCTGTCGATGCGCAAATCTTTGTCCAACCCTCAGGAATGTCCGAGCACGCCGAGAACCTAGACTATATCGGCCCGCAGACCCCCCTCACAGCCGCTCTACCGCTGGGAGACCCGCGAAGACAAGCTCAAGGGCGGACGTACTATGAGCGTCTCGTACGTCAGCACGGCGAAAACTCTCCCTGGTGCCGACGCTACGTCTTTGCCGAATACGGGGACGACCCATCCGGGCAAGCCGTCTTCCGGGCGTCTTTCATACCGAGCTTCCACGGCGTCGATAGCACGCTCGTAATTCCGGGCTACCCCATCATCATCGGCCAGGACTTCGGCCGAAACCCTTGGTCGATCATTTGCCAAATGGACCACCAGGGTCGTCTGATCGTGCACGAGGAAGTACCGGCGGAGAACGTCGGGCTCGAGAAGCACATCATCCAAAACCTGCGCCCGCGGCTCATGCAGTCGAAATACATGGGCTCGAAAATCTTTGTCGTCGGCGACCCCGCCGGCGTGGCCAAGAGCACCATTTCCGAAGAGACTTCATTCGAGGTGATCCGCCGTATGGGGCTCCCCGCCTACCCGGCGCCAACCAACGATATCGACCCACGACTACGCGCAGTGGAAGCTCTCCTGATGCAGCAGCGAAACGCCGGGCCCGCGCTGATGATCAACAGGCAAGAGTGCCCGAAGCTCTACCGCGCAATGTCGGGTGGCTACCGCTTCATCCGAATGCGAGCCGGGGCGCTCAAGCCCACGCCCGACAAAAACGACTCCGAGGGGTTTTCGCACGTCGCGGACACGCTGCAGTACGTCGCCCTTGTCGTCCACGGTGGCCTGGTCTCCGATTTCGCCGCGCGCGCCGCGCAGCACTTCAACCCCGCCAAACCCGCACGCCCTCGCCTCAGCGCCGCTGGCTGGACCTAAACGTCTTTCCTTACGAGCCCCACTAAGATATCGAGGCGAGCGTTTAGGTCTCTTTGGATTGTGTCTAACCGAGTTCCTATCGCTAGCAAGCTCTTGTTTACCTCCGACTCGACAGTCGTCAGTTGAACATGGGTCGCAAAGCGCTCCGATGCGCGCTCTCGAAATGCCGACAATTCCTGACGAGTGGTATCCAACGAAATCGATACCCGCCTCACCGCATCATCGGCGTGCTGCGCCAAGACGTTGAGCTTGCCAATCTCGTTCCCGTGCTTAATCCAGAACGTCGCAAACGCGATCGCGAACCCGGCCGAAACCAGGATCAAGTACACCCATTGTTCCGCCCCGTGCTCAAGCATTGTCCTGTTCCAAACCTGTCATAATAACTGCAGCCGAGTGCGCGGCGAAGAGCAAAACAGAGTTCAACTGGTCCCCGATTATAAACTCTCGTGCGCGCTCCACACCGTCAGCGAAATGCCCCTGAAGCATCGCCTCTATGCATCCCATAGCAGAGATAAGAAGCAGCGTTTGCTGGGGCATGAGCAAGATGAGAGCTTGCGGCAAAGGTGAAATCGCGCCCACGAGCGCGCTAAACGAAGCCAGTACAAGCATCGTTGCCAGAGCGTACGGGTGAGGGAGTAGGACGTACAGCGCATGGACCGCCGTCGAATTGAGAGTTTCAAGGTTCAATAGTATCAGCACAGCCCAAGCAACATGGAGCGCGGCTGCTACGCCGGCAACCGTGTAGATCATGTACCTTGCCGGACGTGTGACCACCGCTGCATCCACTATTTTGGATTGTCATTTACATTCAAAGGGTAAACCATTCCTGAACAGAGAACAGCGATACCGTAGGAAATGGTAATGATGATGATCCCGATTTGATCTGCCGCAATTTGGTACGGGCTGGCCGCGAGCCCACGTGCGAATTGCCCAAGTATAACGGATTCCGCTACTCCCATAGACGAAAGTACTAGAAGAGAAAACTGTGGAACCAGACATAAAACCGACCAGGCCGATCGAATCCGGGAACCAAATATCGCCAGCACAGCTACAACAACAAGGCCGGCGATCTCGGAACCCGGTGTCAGGAACACCACCCGCAGCGCATGCATCGCCGTCGAAGCGCTCATGACCGATGGGTCAAAAAGGGCCAGCACCGCCCAAAAGAGGTGCAGGAAACTCGCGAGCGACACGTTCATGTGGAACAAAATTTTGCTGGCAGATAGTTTCATGGGGCCAGCACCTCCGGGCGTTCACTCGATCTGGTCCTCGACTTTGACCACATGGGAATCCTCAAGGTACGCGTTGAGCAGATCGAGTGCTTTGCGCCTGTGCTCGGGCGGCATGAAGTAGCCGCAGGACCACACCGTTTCGATCGTCAACCCGAACCCCTCCAACTTCTTGCGCAGCTTGCAGATCACGACGTCCACGATCTTGGGCTCGGTCTCGACCTTGGGGTGCGGGCGCCGGCTTTCGATCACGTTGTGCAGCATCTTACGCGTAACTTCTCGCCTTTTCATTAAAACCAGAAGTAGGCATGCCTGCTGTTGCGTAACCCCGAATAGCCTGACCACGTTAAGTACTAGAAGCGCATCATCAATTCCAATCTTCGCGTACTCCGGTACACGAGATTCGCGCTTCCCGTTTACGGGCCAGTCGTCCCGCGGCAGCTGGACGATCGACCCGTCGTCGAGGGCTTCGTCGAAACGCTCGCGGAGATCGGCAGATGAGATTTGGGTGCAGCGCGCAATGGCACGGATGGGTATCCCTTCGTTCGCCATGCGTATAGCCACGTCGACCAGGGGGGTGGTCTCGACGGGCATGGGGTCCAGGTCCATTCAACTCTCCGGGTTAGGGGAGCGAATGTGTTAGGACTTTGGCAAGACTGTGTCAAGATTGAGGCGACCGCCGGCGGGTACCCCTATACGGGTCGCATCGCCCGGGAAGGAGGGCGGAGACACGCTACCGCGCCGGCGGTCGACGTGATCCGATCACGAAATCGTTATTTAAGCGTAAACCTGGGGAGCGTACTCGGGATCGAGGGGGCTGCGTGCCACCCGTTCGATCGGCTTATCCGGGTAGAAAGCCTCGGCAATTTCGTTCACCGTCATGGTCATCCCGGGCAGGATGTGGATATTCCCGACGACCTGGCTCATTTGCCGGATGAAAGCCGCGACCGCGTGGTTGACGTGCGCATACGTGCGGAGCTGCGCACCAGAACCTCGGACCCGAAGTACAGGAGCCCGGGCAAAATGATCAATGACGCCATGGCCACCAGGACCAAAAATATTACACAGCCGAACACTACGACCCCGATACACCCTAACCATTCGCTCAGCCTTAAGCTTAGAGTCCGCATAGGGCGTCCCCGGATAATTGATGGCACACGTCGACGCGAAGATGGTCTTCTCCCGGTACGCCTCTAGCACCCGAATGGTTCCCTGGTAGTTAACGGCCTCCATGGCCGCCTCGTCGGCACACTGGGCGTCCGTGAGCGCCGCCAAGTGGAAACACCAGTCCGCCGGCGGGAATTTCGCCACGCAGATGTCCTCGGCGGCGCGCTTTCGGATGTCGAACGTCTCTACGATGTTGTACCCGAGGTCGACAAGGCGGCGGGTCAAATGCTTGCCGATGAAGCCCATCGACCCCGTCACGACGATGTGGGTGTCCTTCGGGAGCTTCTTGGTGGGGAACGGCAAAACGGTCATCGCTTCTTCCACTTGATGTAAAGCGTTTTACCTTCCAGGCGCCACGTGAGCTTGTCACCCGGCAGCACTTTCCATCTTTTTACGATGCGCTTCGGCAAGGCTATGTAGAAGTGACCGTCCGGGCCGAGCCGAACCATTGCTTTGCGTACCATAGTTCTTCCCCTTGTTGACGTACGTGCA